GAAATCGAGCGTTGGGTTAAACCAACCGTGGGTTCGAATCCCACCCCTTCCGCCACTTTTCTCTGTAAAAGCCGCACAGGTTCAGACACTTACGCCGCTCCAGTGTCTTTGTTTGTCGCGGCTTTTCGTTTGCTAATGTTGGCAATGAAGTGTAGGTTTTTGGCAATCTTGGCAATGAGGAGCAACATTAACCCTGTAAGATTCCGAGTGCGCCGAGCCGATTGGAACAAGGCTAACCCGTGGCTATGCGATTTTTTTGCACACGGTCAAAGGGTGCGGCACTTTTTTCCCAGCGAGGAATTGGCGTGGGCAGAAGGCGCAAAGCTCACCGCCCGCGTGACCGAGAAAGGGACGCAATCCCTACGCAACCCGGATGGCCTAACGGTCAAAGCTGCCCTGCGGATGTTTGTGAACGAGGCCGATCCAGAGTCGGCCAGCCACGAGGAGAAGCTCGGCATTTTTGAACGAGCGTTTGGCAAGTCGTTCAGCGGACCCGTGGGCGACATCGAGGCCGTGGCCCTGCGGAAGTGGATCAAGGGTCGCTCTGCCAATGGCAACACACAGGCCATGTATTTCCGCTACGCGAGGATGTTTTTCCGTTATCTCGCGGCCAATCGCCTAATCCCGCACGATCCCATGACGGCGGTTCCCGCGCCCAAGACCAAGCCTCGCCGCGACATCCTCACCCCTGCCCAGATGAAGGCGCTGCTGGCCTTGGACTTGCCCGACCATGTGCGCGCGTTGCTGCTCCTTGGCGGCTTTGCCGGGCTGCGAACTGAGGAGGTTGAGCGGATGGATTGGGCAAACGTAAATACTAAAACGGGCCAGATCCACGTCCCGCCCGGCGTGATGAAAGACAGCGGCGGATTCGATCAGCGCATTGTGGATTTCACCGAGCCGCTACGACGACGCAGGGCGTGGCTTGCCAAGCAAAAGGGCAAGATCATTCCCGTGGCGTCCGAAACCCTGCACACGCACCGCCGCCGCGCCTGTGCGCCCGTGCTGGCCGAATGGCCCGACAACTGCCTGCGGCATAGCTTTGCTACCTATCACTTGAGCCGCGCCAAAAATGCGGGGCTCACGGCCTACCAAATGGGCCACACCGATTCCAGAATGGTGCAAAAGGTCTATGCCGTTCCTGCCGCATTGGCTGATTGGCGGGCTTGGTGGGCTTTGTAGCTGTCATAGCGTTTTGACACCCCGCTCGCCCTTGCATGGCGCGAACAAAGCCCACACGGCCCCGCCTTCTCGTAGTCGTCTCCGATCTGCATTGCGGCTCCACCGTTGGCCTCATGCCGCCCGACTCCGAAATCATCGGCGGCAACAAACTCTCGTTCGGAAACAACCACCACCAAGCATGGCTCTGGGATTGCTGGAAAGACGCGCAAGCCCAAGTTGCCAAGCTCGCCGGGAACGATCCGTTGGCCCTGCTGGTCAATGGCGATGCGACTGAAGGCATCCACCACCGCAGCCCCGAAGTCGTTGCCTCGCTCATCGAACATCATTGCCAGATGGCCGCGACCGCGCTCAAGCCTTGGGCAGATCGGGCCGTAAAGACCTACGTCACGCGCGGCACCGAATGCCACACGCACGATGTGGAAAGCTACCTCGCCCGCCTGCTTGGCGCGGAGGACGGCAAGGCCCGCGACAAGTGGTTGTTGGAGATTGCCGGATGCCAGATCGACGCGGCTCATCACATCGGCACCACGGCCCGCACCTACCTTGAAGCCTCCCTGCTTTCCATTGTGTTGGGCAATGCTCGGCTCAACAGCATCCGCGCGGGGCATCCGGTCTCGCAAGTCTATCTACGCGCTCATCGTCATTGCGGGGGCGTCTATTCGGACGGCAGCGGGCTAATGGCCGTCACGGGCGCTTGGCAGTTCCTCACCCGCCACGGCCACAAAGTTGTCGGTGATGCTATCCCTCGGCCATCCGTGCTGGTCTTGGATTGGCGCGACAAGCCAGACGGTTCCCTGCCTACGCCACACCATATCTTTTTCAATCCGCCTGCGCCGGAGGTTTCCAAAGTATGAGCAAAAGCAAGGTCACTGCCGAGCAACTTGAGGCAAGCGCGTGGGCAGCGGCCCTCGCCACGCCAGTCATCGAAGACACGGTGCCCCCGGGCTGGCTTACCTCCCGGCAACTCGCCGAAAAGTTGGGCAAAGGCGAAAGCACAATTTCCCGCCTCCTCCTGCTGGCCGTTAAGGAAGGCCGCGCGATTAAACAAGACTTTCGCCTTTCAACAGGCGCGGGCGTTCGCCCGGTGCCGCACTACTGCCTGAAATGAAAAAGCGCACCAAGCGGCCAACGCTGCGTTTCAAATTGGACGGCGAATGGTGGACGGTGAAAGTCGCCCGCCCGCCGTCAAAGGAATTGTGCGAAGGCATGACCGACTACAAAAAGCGGATTGTATGGTTCCACCCCAACGCCATCGCAGGCAACCTTCTCGGTATCGTGGCGCATGAGTTGGCCCACGTGAATTTTGTATGCTCCGACGAAACGCACGTGCGCGACCACGAGCGCCTAGTGTCTGTCGTCACGCGCTGGCTGGCGAACGAGTTTTGTGAGGGCAAAATCTCCATCGGACAGCACCGCCGGGACAAATGACCTTCGTTCCGCTTGTTATCACCACCGTATGCTATTTATGGACGGCGGTGGGATTTTGGCATGAAAATCAGCCAGCAATGGCAACGATTTTTGTGTTTTATGCGGCGGCTAATGCAGGTTTTTTAGCCATCGCGCTTGGTTGGCGTTAGGCAACAAGCGTCAGCAAACGTCTCACAAAACGCCGCAGGCTGAACCGCCGCGCACGGCGATTCGGACTGATGCGCTCGACGTAGCCGATGCCGCCGCCAACTGGCGGATAGACAAAGCCAAGGTCATTGCTTCGCATGGTGTTCCTCCTTTCATGTTGTTACCCCTGCCAGTCCGCGTTCTTGCCCCTCACATCCACATGGCAGAACGTGCGGTAGCGCCCAATGCCGCCACGGAATAGCCCCTCCGAGCGCATTTGATTTAAGATGCGATGCAACGTGGCGGGCGAGCCAGAGAGATCAAGCGCCCCGCCCCTCATGTGGATGCTGGCGCTGGCTCCGCCGATAGCGCGGTTGTAGGCCGCGTTGCGGTAGGCCGAGTTGATCCGCAGCCCCTTGCCTAGCCTGTGCCGCGCCTCATCGGCAACCTTCGTCACGGCCAACAAAGACGGCCACAGGCTGCGCGGCGGGTCGCTGTTGAGTTGCAGCTTGGCATCCCGCGCGCCCCGGTAAAAAACTTCGTCAGCCGTGAAGTAGCGCACGCCCGCCTCATCGAGCAGCTTTTGAAAATCAGCCTTTGCGCCCGTGAGATTTTTTGCGGCGCTTGGCGGCTTCGCTTTGGAGTCGGTCGGTAGCGGCGACGAGCACTTCGGACAAGTCGGTTGAGGAGAGGCGACGAACAAGGGCGAGGGCGATTGATCGCCTATCGTCTGCAGGCCACTGAGAAATTCCACGAATGAGTGCTTGAACCATGTTTTTAGTGCTTTCATCTGCTTGTTAAAATTCCACCCGCCCCCGCACCCCGATGAACGACAGTCCCCGGCGACCGAAGCGGACGACAGGCTGAAGCGAGGAAAGAAGGCGCGTGAGCAAGGGTTGCGTGTCAGCCCGCTTTGGCTTGGTGAAGATTGCGCGCAGTGCTTCGCCGTTGATCGTTACGACAGAACGCGACTTCATTCCGGCAGGACGATCTTGTCGGCGGCAAGTGCTGCATCCGCTTCGTCCTTGCCCCAAGGTCGCCAGAACGTCACGAACCAGACTTGCTTGTCGAAATCAGCCCCGCCCGTGAACTGCCAGCCGCTTTTGCCGAGCGGCAGGCCAGTGCCGCTCAGTTGAGGCATTGACGCGCATCCGGTGGCGTAAAGTGCCACGAGAGCGGCGATAAGGCGCATGGCCTAATTGTCCTTGCGGAATACTTCGTAAAGGCCGACAGCGGCGATGACCGTGGCAGCAATGGCGCTCCACTGGTCGGGGTCGAGCTTCCACCCTGCGGCAGCAGTGAGGGCGGCGATGCCTGCCCAAGTCGATTTTTCTTTCAGTTTCCCCAGCGCAGTTTGAAGCAAGTTCATGCCCTCGCCGGGGTGTCAAAGCCTGCCAATCACCACAAACTCAAGCCTCGCTCGGACACAAACTCATGAAGTCTCTGCCGCGCAGCGTCTAACGCGGCGTCCACATCTTCGGGCAAATCTTCGTGCTTTAGCCGCGAGCGAAGGTGCGCGTCCATGTCCTCCAGCACCATTCGCCACTCCGCGCCCTTGGCGGCGAGGTAAAATTCTTCCTGCTCCTCGGGCAGCGTGAAGGTTAGCGTGGCCGTCACGGCATCAAGTCAGCCACAGCCTCCGCACTCGCCTCTTCAAACGTAGCCGCAGGACTTCCAAAGCTGGCCGCTGGCGCGGGCGTTGAACTGGATTTAGTGTTCATCTTGATCACGGCACGGGCGAAAGCGCATCCGCCAACTGCTGCCCCGTCGAGTCCAGCGTGGCCGCATTTTTAAGCCGCGCCCCGATGCTGCCCGAAGTAGTCATCCCGCTGGTCAGCGCATCCCACACGGCGGCGGGCGTCAGGACGGCGGTGCCTGTGGTGTTATCCACCAACACGCCAAGCGCCACGCTGCCAGCAGCGGGAACACGCAGGGTTCCTGTGGTGCTGCCTTGGTTAAAAGTTGTCCCGAAGCGAACGTCGCCTGCGGCTGGCAGTGCGCCAGACACGGAAGCTGCGTCGATAAGCGTTTTCTTGGTGCTGCTCAAACGATGCACCAAGCACACGTTGGTCGTTTGGTCGGGGCAGCTTACGGCCCCTGTGGTCGGGGCTTGACCGAGCAGACCGTATTCAAATTCTTCAACGCGAGTTTGCGCTCCTACTACGGCACTGACCACGCCCGCCACAGACGCCATGCCCGTGGCTCCGATACCAAAGTCGTTGCCGACTGCGCGTTTTACGTTGAGGATACCCGTGGAGGCGTTGTTGGCTCCGATGGCGTTGTTGGAGCCGAAAGCACTACCGACAATCGTCATTGTGCCCGTAGAGGCGTTATTGGCACCAAGGGCACCAGCAACGCTTCCGCCTGTGGCGTTGCCCGTGATCGTCATTGTGCCCGTAGAGACGTTATTGGCTCCGTTGGCCGTATTTGCGCCGCCGCCTACGACATTGCCTGTGATATTTATAGTGCCCGTAGAGTTGTTATTGGCTCCGTTGACGCCTGTTGACGATCCAGCCGTCACATTGCCTGTAATATTTACAGTTCCCGTAGATGTATTATTAACACCGTGAGCAGCCGATGCCGATCCGCCCGTCACATTGCCTGTAATATTAAGTGTTCCCGCGGAACTATTTTCTAGTGCCCGACTATTTCCTCCGCTGCCAGAAGTGGCATCACCCACGAAAGATGCAGAATTGCCGACTGTTCCAGCATAAGTTACAGTTTGAGCGTTTGCTGTTCCAGCAAAAGCATCCGCCGTCAGCGTGATGCCATTTTGTAAAGCAAATGATCCACCCGCCGTGGCGCTATTGGCATTGTCATTCCGCACCTCGCCAACCGTGGTCGAGACGTTGACCGTGACGGTGAAGCTATTGGAGTGCAGCACATCGCTGCTCGTAAAACTAGACCACACATCCGCCGCCGAGCCTGCGGGCGTGGTGGCCCAGACATCGGTGGCGTTGATGTTGCCCGCTTTTCTGGCGAAATAGTTTGCCATGACTTACAGCCCTTTGGCGGCGATGAAGGTTTGCAGTGCAGTTTGGATGGCCGAGACGCAGGCCGCTTCGGCGGGGTCTTGGACTTCGGAGAGATAACCGCGAAGGATGCCGATGGCGGCGGCGTCTGCCTGCATGACCGAGGCCGATGTGTCTTCGGTAGCAGGGACGATGCGCGTCGGGATGAGGCGCATGGCGATGGAGGCATCGGGCGAGCCGTCTGCTTTGTATTTGCCCGTAATGGCGAGGTTGAGCGACCAGCGGTCGTAGGTCTGGCCGTCGATTTCAAGAGGAGTTGTAGCGATCATAGTTTTGTTATTGGGTTAGTTGTTAAGCGTAGGAAGCTGTCAGGCGGTCATCCCACTCGACGGCGGATGCGGTGAGCGTGGCGACGAAGCTGCCGCCCGCGTCAAACTCGCTGCGGCGGATTAGCCAGCTTGCGGTGGATTCGCTGGTGCCTGCGTTGGCGAGGCCCGTGTAGGTGTAAGGGGAAACAAAATCGGAGCGGACTTCGCCGCCGCCACCCGTAGCCGAAAGCTCCCCCGCCGAAAGCGAAAGGCCCGATCCGATTTGGATTTCCTCGACGGAACCTGTGCTGGCTGTCGTGCGTCCGAGGATGCGGGCGGTGGCTTGGGTGAGGCCCGATGTGGTTATTGAGCCAGAGGCGGCTGCGCCGAGGTCTGAAGCATCTAAAGTTTGGTAGGCACCTCCCTCGGTTCCGTTTGCAACAAAGATTTGACCTGCCGTAGCCGCAACTGGATCAAGGTCTGTTGCAAATCCCAAACCAAGATCCGCTCGCGCCGAGCCTGTATCGTCTGTAATGGCGGCGGTAATTTGAAGGTAAGAGTCAAGAAAAACGGGATCGCTTCCGCTGGCGTATCCGTGACTTGCGGCATGAAGATTCGGGTCGCGGTCATCCGAAAGCCGCGCATCATTCCCCTCGCAAAAGCTCCCTGCCGCCGTGCCGAAAGAACCCGCCTCGATGACGCCGTTGGTGCCTGTTTTGAGCGGGAGGTTGGCGGTGGTGCCGATGGCTCCCGCGTTGGTTAGGTTTCCGTGGGCGTGGGAAGCGGCTGCAAATGCGGTGCTGTCTGCGGTAGCGGCGGTGCCAAGTCCGCTCACGCTGGTGCTTGGCACGCTGTCGCCAACGAAAAGGAAGGTGTCCCGTGCGCGGCCTATTACGTCGGCAATTTTGGCTTTATCGACATCGCCGCTCCACGACGACAGCCACGGGAACGCGGCGTTGTCATTGTCGCTGGATTCAATGATGTTTGCCGTGATGGGCGAACCGTCCGTGATGTGCCAGCGGGAGTTTTCAAAAAAGACGCTGTAGCCAGATGTCGTGCTGTAGACGGGCTTAGTGTTGAGGAATGTGTCTGGCAGCGGGTAATAGATGCCGTTGCCGTCGCCAAACGCGCTCGCAGTAAAGGCGGCGCGAACGTCATTTGCACTGCTTTCAATTTCGGAGCCATCGAGAATAACGGTGCCCGTCTCGCCATTAACGCTCGTGACCGCCCCCGACTCGTTGCCCCACGAGGGGATGCCGTTGGCGACCCTTAGAATTTGGCCGCTGGTGCCGATGGCGAGGCGGGCGTTTTGGCCGCTTGATGCGCGGTAAAGCGTGTCGCCCGTTGTCGTAAGCGGCAGGCCCGCGACATCACCGGGGTCGCCTTTGGGACCGACTGGCCCCTGCGGCCCCTGCTCGATCACCTTGATAACTTCGGTCGCCGCGCCTGTGCGTATGGTGATCGTCTCGGCCATGTGATTAGCGGGTGATTTCGCGGGACACGACTGCGCGGCCTTCCATAAGGCGGCGGACGGCCCCGGATGGGTTCACGACTTCCAAGTCGTAAAGGTAGGTCGCGGCGGTGATCGTGGCAGACGAGATGGCCGAATAGGACAAGCCGATCACGCCATTGCTGGCGGCGGTCAGTGTGTTTGTCGCGGTGGAAAGCGATACCGTAGGAGATGCGGCCTCTGATGTGGTGCGGAGCATCATCCGAGCGGACCAGCCGCTAAGATCCACCGGGTCGCCGTCTGCGGACCATTCAATCGTCGTGTCCCACGTTTGGCCTTGGGGAAGGCAGAGATCAACTTGCGCGGGGCATTTGCCGTAAAGTTCGCTCATTTGTTGCGATCCTTCCAGACTTTGCGTGCGGACATCGCCGCGACAAACAGGCCGAGCGCCAAAGCGGACAGGCGCATACCCGTTTCAAGGTGCGGCAAAAGCGAGACGATGACCGAGCCGAGCGAGGTGGTCACGCCGACGAAGGGACGAGAAAGAAAGTCGATGGGGTCGTGGAAACTCATTGGGCTGATGTATTTAATATTCTTCTGTGCTTAAAATGATGCCGTTCTGGACGTTGATTTTCCAAGAATTGCCGCTGTCTCCCTCTTTATACAGAATTTCGCCAGTAAACGGCTGGTTCGTGTTGGTCGAGCCCGCCAGCGCCCGCATCATTGTGACGTTGCTGGTGTTGGTGAGGGCTGGAAGCGGGATGCCGAGGTTGGTGCGAGTAATTGCGGCTACGGGGTCTGTTTCAAAATCAATGCCGTTTGAGCCGTCACCCACGAAAAAGTATTGCGACTCGACGTAGGCAAATTGGACAAAATTTGTTAGCCCCAATCCAATCGCCGTGCGGAAATTCGTGACGTTGGTGTTAGTGAGCCAAGTGGAGCCGAGAGACAAATTCGTCCGCACCTGCGCGGCTGCCGTGTTGGTCGAAAAGCTGAAGGCATTAGTCCACACCACATTGGTCGCGGCAACGATTTGCCCATTGGTCGTGTTATAGGCGAGCGCCTTCAGCGTCTGCCCGTAGCTGGTGGCCGCGCAGAGGGTGGCGAGGAGGATGGCGAAAAGGGTTTTCATGGTTATTGCTTGGTCGCGGTCATAATGCCGCTGTCATCAATCGACACCGCCCACACCGAGGCGTCTGGCGATTTGAGCGTGAAGCTCGTGCCCGCCACGCTCGACGGGGTTCCGGTGGCGTTAATCAAATCGTCCCCGAGAGTCGCGGTGCCTTGGAAAGTGTTGCGTAAGGTTCCGTTGCTGACCTGCACTTCCATTGTGACTTCGCTCGTGCCTGCTGCGGCGAGGGCCGCGATTTCCACCGTGTCGAGGTTGAGTTGCCCGGCGAGTCCTGGCGCACCCGCCAACGTCGAGGCCGTGATGGCAACGGTCGGCATGTCGGCCCCCGCGTAAGCTCCGCCATAGGTTAGCAGGTAATCGCTCGCGGTTCCGACAGCGGCGATTTCTTGCGTTCCTGATCCGGCTGCGCTCGCCAGCGCGGCAGAAATTTCGATTGGGGTCGTGCCCGCTGCGAGCGGCGCGGTCGTATGAGTCGGAACCACCGCCGTCCCGCCAGCCGAGGCCACGGACGCCGTAATGGCCGTGCCGCCCGCCGTGTTGGCGATCTTAAACCCGTCGCGGGTGCGGTCGCGCACGAAGTAAACCGATCCGTTGGAAAAGCCAGATGGCGTGGAAAATCCGGTGAGCGTAACGGACTGGCCCTCTAGAATGGCGTGGTAAGGCGCGGTGAAAATCGACGCCGCGACCGAGGACACCGTGACGTTGCGAGTCGGAAGCTGCAGCGAGTAATAGCCCGTGGCGGGAGCAGGCGAAATTTGGACGCGCTGCACTTCGGTGATGCCCGACCCGCCCGTGATGGACACCGAGGCGGTGATCGTCACGGAGGTCGAGATAGCCGAGAAGCTCGTGACGGTTGCCGCGACCGATCCGGAGCCGAGCGCAAAAGTCGCGGTGAGAGTTGAGTAGTTTAGGTAACGATACGGCGCGGAGAAGTCGCCCGTAGGCTCCAAGAAATAAAGCTGGATGTCCTCAACGTCCTCCTCAAACACATTGAGCCCGCTGGCCGGGAGCGTGCTCGTCGGCTCGGCGACAAAGGCGCGGCTTGCGGTGTCGAGATAGAGTTTGCGGGCCTGCATCCTGCGGGACGGCAGGTGTCAAAGCGGCGGCAGCTACGCTTGGTCAGCGCGGTCACAGCAACCCGACAGTCGCGGGCGATGGGCTGGATGGGCGCGGTAGGCTCTGGCGTCGAAGGCGGCTTTCGCTTCGGGCGTGTTATCGCCGCGCGCGATGCAGTCTCGGCAGTTACCCAGCCACGGACGCCCGCCATACCAGCTTAAGGCGCAGGTGAATTGGCCGCGATTGCGGGCGCGTGATTGGTGCGGGCAAGTCATTTATGAGACGGTGGCAGACACGGATGTATCAACCGGGTCGGTGTGTGTTCCTATAGGCGAATTTTGAAATCCATCCTTTATACTAATGTAGCCAGTCTCGCACCCCCCTTCCTCCAAATAACTACTGAACGACACCGCCCATTTATTTGCAGCTTCTGAAATAAATTCAAAACCACCACCTCCGTAAAACAAGGTCAGGTCACAACCATTGTTATCCGTACCCCTCCAAACGCATAAAGATTCGCGCGCAACGGTGCCAACGCCAAACGGCGTCGTCACTGTGTAAGTGTCTTCAAAGTTGTCTGTGTACCATGCAAATTGTTCGTCTAATACCAAACATTCATTAGATATACCTGTTCCAAAATCTTGTCGGTTTGTCCATTGACTATTACTATTTAGTATTCCTACTCCCTCTCCGCTCAATCCGTAATAAACTAGAAACGGAGTACCATCGGGCAATGGGTCGCTGATTGGAGGGTCATTTTTGTTAAGCGGCTCTACGCCTCCAG